CCTGCCGCCTCCAAATACCCTTCTACCCGGTCAGCGATTGCCTTTGCTACCGCGTATTCTTCCAAGCCATAGCCGCAAGCTCCCGGGTCTGGGTTACCTCCCGGCGCGTGTCCGGGGTTTAAAAACACCTTCATCATGTTCCCTCCCACTTTCATGAACATTCCCGTCTTCATCCCCCGCCTAAGAGGCGGAGGACTTCTAACGGGTTAGGTTAACGTGCTACAGTCCGTAGAACATTCCTTAACTGGTCAGATACCATGTTTGCAATAATATTGTATCCTGTCTGATTTGGATGCATGACGTCTCGCCGCAACCATTCCGTATGTAGCCGCTGCCTGTCAGCGAATACGCCGGAAACGTTGACAGCAGGAATGCCATGCTGACCACACCATTCATGTACTGCTGTCTGCATAATCCAGCCATTGCGCCAGACCTGTTCTCTGTATTGCGGCGATGTAGTAGCTAGGCATGGCATCCTTTCCACCCAATCTCGCGAGATTGGCATATACATGACGTCCATGACGTACACGCCATTGCTCATGCACTGGTTTGCCATGTCGATGCCTGCAATCCCTGTTACCGGCTTCGATGTGTCCCAGCAATTATTCGCGCCTCCTGCAATGATGACGATATCCGGGTCTAAGCTGAATACGTCACGGTAAAAACGATCACGCATCATCTCAAATGTATCACCATTGACGGCGCGATTGTAGAACTTATGCCTAGAAAAGGTATGTGATACCAGCTCTGGCCAGGGAGTCATTCTTCCATCATCAGTGTCTGCAAAATGCCCATAGGCGGGGTTTGCTGCTGCAGTAGAGTCACCAATCGTGATAATGGTTAGATTATCTCTATGCTTCAGTCTCTGCGGATTTCTATACTCGGCCATAAAAATTCCCCTTTCTTAATCTTTGTTTCTCTCATGCGATACTGCCGCCTTGCCCATAAAACCGACAAGTCCTACAGCAATCGTATCCTGTAAACGTTCATAGTCGCCCACCACCCCTAGGGCAGGAAGTAGTATTGTCAAGATAAGCGTGAATACTAGCCCCGCTCCTATGATCATATCTATCGACGGTTTCATTTTGCACCTCCTTTCCTCCCGGCTTGATATGCGGCAATTTGCGGAAATTCTCATAGAGACCTTCCACCATGCCATTCCCACCCAGCCCTTCATAGGCCTTTATCATCAAGGCGACATTCTCAACGTCTCGCACAGATGCGAATTTATGTTCTTCGGCTTCCAACATGAGACGAATCAATCGATTCCTTAAAACAGCTTGTAAGCCTGCTTTAATAGAGCTTGCTTCTTTTCGATTCGCTACCATGGTGTGCCATGCATAATAGATAATGCACCCTGCTATGCTGCTCACGATTGCCGACAAACAAGAAATAATTATTGCCACCGTAATCTCCATTACTGCCATTTTCTCTTTGTGGTGCTCCCTTCTGTAAGAAAAAAAGGAACTTGCAGCGTGCAAATTCCTCAGCCCTAACTATATTCATCTCTTGTATCCAATTTCCTACGCAGTACGCTTCCACATGTAGACTGCTAGGTACGGTGGCATATTGTTATGCGCAGTTCCTTTACCGGCATTTTCAATATTAAGTGTATGAGAGTGCTCTCCTTCCATCGTGGTTCTATCGTAGTATACATCTCCGCCAGATGCCATCGCACCTTGAATATACGGATCTCCGCCGGGATGTTGATTCGTTCCTAGTACACCATGATGGTGTCTTCCTGTACTTATTGCAGTACCTGCATGTCGGTGCTCGGGCATTTCTTCCACGGTAAGTGTGTGCGTCTCTTCACCACCTGTCTCTCCTGCTGCACGATTCTCACTTGCTCCAATAAGGAAATAATCTTTCAAAGCTGTCCACGTCCCACCGAAAAGTGATGCCGGAGAGATCGAATTGATACTCAGATAAATGCTACCGACAGGATAGATTATGTCGATAATCTTACGCTGATTTATTCGTGCCTCAACACGATCATCGACGACCTGCCATTTAACCGAACCATCTTGAATCACATCACCTGGAATATAGGCAGGAGCAATCTTTTCGATATTATCTGTCCGACCACCACTGATGCATTCCAAATGAACATAAGAGGGCGCACTGGTTACATATGCAATATCGCCAACTTCATAATCTGTACCGATTTGATACATGTATGACAAATATTTTTTATTGAGCGTAGCCGTAATTGCGATATCCATCGTACCGTCAAAAGCCGCACTTCCCTGCATGTCTCCTGCAAGACTTATTGTCCGAGCGTGAAAAAGTTTTCCAGCACTGTTTGCGTATTCTGGGTTGATGACCACTCCAGATGCACTTGCTTGTATGGATTGACGGATACTTTTCATATCTTCTAAGGCTGCAACAGCATTCGATGCATCTGCTGCCGTTCTCATTGCTGCTGCAGTCGCTGTACTTGCTGAATCTGCCGCTGCTTTAGCACTATCTTCCGCCTTTACGGCAAGATTCGATACCATACTAGTTATTTCTACTACCGTTGTTGGTAGTGTAATCTCCACCTGTGCTGTACTTGACACTTCCAAGTAAATATGAAATGTGTTCGTCGTTTCTGCCCCTTCCCCCTTGCCACTAATATAGCTAGGATTTGTATCTGTGGCAGCAAGAATCAAGCACTCTGTGGATGCATCTAAGTCATAAGCATATACACCGAGCTCCCTTGCCAAGAATCCTGTATTCACGCCGGCACTTGTAAGTGTCGCCGTCACTGTACAAAGTCCAGCATCAGCCACAACATTATCAACAGATAAATATTGCAGTGGGTTTAACAGAGTATCTCGTTCAATATACTCATCAATAGATCGAACCTGCCCGTCACCAACGGCTATTTTCGTAATCTTAAGCGGCATCATGCCTGCATTGACCTTTGCTATGATATTCTTGCCTTTTGTAGTCAGGATATAAGCATTTGAAAAACTCGCCATTTCCGTTCCTCCCTTAAGCTGTACGCCGCCAAACATCAATACAAGTGAAAAGCGGCAGAATCGGCATAGGCTCGCCATCGCCTGTACTCCCTGACGACCCAGACCAAGTACGAGATGCATCAAAGTGCACGTCGTAGTTCCCCGGTGAAACGTATGAGCTAATATGCCCTTTCGGAGTTGGTACGGAGTAGAATGCACCCTCAGATTTACCATGCCCTGTCACGCCATCAAAGACACCACTACCGGCCTCAGTATTAAATACACCTGTAATATTGTATGAGCCTTTATCATGAACATGTGGTGGCATTTCTGCGCTCGTTATGCTGTGTGTCGCCGAACCACCTATATCGCCTGCCTTGTAGCTCTTCCCGTTAACAGTGCCAGAGGCCAGCAGATAGCGTCCCTCGATTTTCTGCCATGTCCCACCAAAAAGGGATGCTGGATCCATTCCACCAATGTGCATATAGATGCTTCCGATAGGATGCGTAATATCAAAGCATTCACCCTTCGTGACATAGGTATCAAGGTTGACTGCTATTTTGACTGTCGAGGCATTTGCTGTCTCAATGTAGATATTTGTGACTATGCTTCGGACGACGCCGTTGACAATGGCTTCCATTGTATCTGGATCATTAGCTGTTGAAACAGCGAAGAGATGTTCTTTGCCTTGGCTCCCTTTTGCATATACCCCAATTGCCATGATTTTATAGGGTTCAAGCAAATCTTTGTTATTTATGGTAGCCGTGACCTTGACCGTAGTGTCATTGGCGATATCTGCCATCGATGCAGGGAACTCTTGCTTTACTTGCGGCAGTTCCTGAAGTTGTTCTAAATTGACCCCTGAAAAATCAGCCGCCGATGTCTTGATGGATGTAATCGTGAGCATGCCTTTCCCTGCTGCCGCCTTTGCCAGCATTGCGCGTCCTTTGTTTGTCACGATATATCCATTCCAAGTTGCCACGAACGCTCACCCCTCTTTCTTTGAAATGTTGATTTCTTCTAAAAAAGACATAGCCACACCGACGTATAGCCTGCTAAGAGTGCCGTATTTCCGCATAGAAAGCGGGTATAGCTGTGTTGTCGTCGTCATTTTATTCGCCATGCCTAGATAAAATGCTGCCTTTGTTCGATGGTAGAAATGATAGTTTATCCTGACGGACTGTGGTTTTGGGAAAACCTTTCCGCGAATGATCGCTTCGGAAAATCGCGTAGTGAACGGGCGTTCCATGATGATGGTCATCGTCATGTCTTGGTTATCTCGAATTTTGATTTTTTCAGTGAAAAGCTCGTTCCATAGTTGTTCCAGGCTCTCTATATTCCCATCCCATTGGTTTTTGAGCACCTTGAACTTGAGCATCATCTTATAGGATTGCGTATCTAGCACGCTAGATTCCCCATTAACAGGGATAAAATCTAAGTTGCGAGGTTGTCCGACCAACTCTCCGAGGATATCTTGTTGTGCACCGTATGCCTCATCAATATCAAACTCTTCATCCATTTGTAACCCTATCATAAAGGCTGCATCCGACTGTTTTAGTAGTACTGCCACTGTTGCCATGAAGCGCGGGCTACTACGATGTTCACTTGTTATGAGGTCAAGGTATGAATCAGAAATCGACATATCATCCCCCCGTCTCTATCTCAATATTTCCACTTGTAGCTATTTCGTTATACGCAATAGCTACATCGGCCGTTCCCAGCGAGCTACCGTCAGTCCCTATTGTTAGAGACTTCAGTGAAAATGGAGGCATTACGGGCGTTTGAATCGCTGCTGCTACAGCCACTAGTGCACCTGTCAGGCTCACATCGCTGCCAATACCTAGCCCATCTATGTATGCCTGTAGATTCTTTTTGACAGACTCTCCCAGCTCGTTTGTATAACCAACACATGGAGTAACCTTTACAAGTATATTGATCTTCCTGTAGTGAGGTCTAGAAAAGTGAACTTTGTACTCCAAGTCATCAGCACTCTTATATATAACCGTCGTTGTTCCATAAGTACCGCCACCCGTCCCTTTTCGGAGAAAAATTTGAGCACCGATTTCATCGTCTAAGCCGCCCTCGACAACAGCTGCAATACTGTGGCCGGGAATCCCGTTTTCATCGGGAACGTTCGTGTCGTTATCATAAACTTTATATCGTTTGACGCCCGGAATAGATGCGATACCCGCGATAGTGCTGTCGAGCATATTTCGGCTAGGAATAGCCACGCTGATGCTCTGTCTGGCGCGAAGCTCAACATCTGTTTCGACTGGAGCTCCAACGACTGCAGGCACATTGTTCGTGACAGCAATCCAGCCCGCTTGAGGTGTATCTATCTTTGTGATCGTCCCTGGAGGGGCTTCTACGGAGCCAATGGTCATACATTTTGCGGATACATCGACTTCATCCTCCGTCATTAGAACACTATCTGGAAGTTCCCACAAGAAACCCGCACTATCCTTAACGCGTCCGTGTCTAATGATGGTACCCTTCTTTCCGGTAAGCGTCAAAATACACGTCGAATGACTTGCTACTTTGCGTTTTATACCGTTCAGCTTGACAAGAGAAGAGAGTGCCGTCCCTGTTGCCGTCTTTGGGCTATGGTTGTTCCAGACGAGCTGTAAAAGCTTCATCGTATCTGCTGTTTTCAGTGAAAATGCTGAAATCATTTGATAATCTTGCGAATCATTTTCTAGATATAAGTCCTCTCCGTAGATACCACGGAACTTTGCGACAAGATCATCGCGGATGTCTATATACGTCGGAATATGGAGACCTGCTTCATCAATGTACGGCTCAAAATATGCCATTAGGACGCACCCCCTTGAATAAAGTTTTCGTCTATCGTAAAAATGCCGTACTTGCTTTGGACAATCGCTTTGAGATACAACTCACGCGTCTCGTTATTCCACCGATGCTCCATAGATAAGACGGCTTGAACGTTTGTTGTTTCTTCTATCCGTTTTCGTATAATATGAATGGCTACACCAATGTTTCTATTCGTGATGATTCGCTGCCAATAAGGAACGCCGTCTTTGATATCCTCCCACCATTCATAGATAAAAAGCTTGAGGCGCGTAACGCATGCCTGTCTTACAGCCTCAACACCTTGAATATAAGCATTGCTGTTGCGCATCACCATATCGCCGTTTTCGTCGATTGCTCTGTACCTCATGCTTAACCTCCTACGAAAACGTTCGGACTTCCTACGGCCACACTGCCGCCACAGGATACTGGATCTCCCACACGTCCTGCTGGAATCCCATTGAGGAAGACTGTTCCAGAGCCTGCTGCTATAACACCGCTGTGCGGCGGATGCACCGGGCAGAAATGTGGATGATAGCTATCTCCCACACGCCCTGCTGGAATGCCATTGATGAAGATGTTTGGGCTTCCTTTTGCTAGTGCAATAGGCGGGCAAGCATCATGCCCCGTATTGATATCCCCTATCCTCGTTTGCGCAGGCATCGTATCCCCCCTTTTTAGTTGATATTGACGGTCGCACCATTGATAGTTATTTTACCGCTTGCTTTGATATTAATATTGCTCCCCGCAATCTCGATATACGCATCGCCAGCCTCATTTCTCAGTTGAGCACTTCCGTTAGAATATCCAGATACGACAACAGGCTGGCTGCGAAAACCGACGATGGCAAAACCATCGGAAAGATCATGACGGCGTCGTTCAATCTGATTTTGCACACCACCACTTTGCCACCAAGCATCCATGCAGCTGTCACCGAAGATGACCAGACAATCATCTCCTGGCTTGATAGGGAGCGTCAAACAATATCCGCCACCACTATATACCATAAAAGGGACGTCTAAGAGCTCTGGTATGTCTACCCATGTGAGGTTTCCTTGACCATCATTAAGCCGTTCCCTGATGGCAAGTTGGCAAGTTACGGTCTGTCTCTTATAATCGACACTACGAACAATTGCCGGAGCCGCTACCCGAAGGTCGATGCCATAAGCATCTAAAAATCGAGCACGTTGCTCTAGTTTATCCTGCGTATGTGCTGTGACGTTCAACATGAGCGGTGTTCTCCTTTCATGCTTGTAATGACTGCTGTTGCGTATTGACGGCCGTAGGAAGCCCAGTACGGCCGTTACGGCCGATACCGACAACCTCCGTGCTCCAATCATCGCTCCAAGTATCACCGCTGTGTGTGATAGAGAGCACTTGATATTCGCCGTCCTTGTCAAAGACATTTTGTTGTGGTTGCTGATTGTTCTTTCCCTGCATATTAGGGTCGATGCTGATAAGCTGTTTTTGAATAATCTCGTTATTTATCTTGATAAGCGATTGCAGTTTCACACGCGCATCAAGCAACATTTTGATTTGGATACCTTGGTCGGTGTATCGTGGTGTACCAATGAGCCCACTCTCTGGTGTTAACTCTAAGCACATGTTTTGGGGGATTTCGTCATTCAGCGTATGCATCTCGACCTTTCCTTCGGCGTTTTGCTCGATAAAAGCATTATTGTGTATACACATATCCCGAAGATATTTGATAGGTCGCCCGAAAAGAATTTTGCCGCGTGGGAGCGCCTGTTCTGGAATTTTCTCGCTGACTTTCCCTGCTTCTAGAGGCTTGTCTGCGTCCTTGCATACAGCCTGCACCACCTCCCTAGGCGTGCTTTGGGCAGCAACTGATGAACGTACAAAATTCCAATCGAAATCCATCTTGCTCCGTACTGCGATAATCTCAAGCCGATAATCAATACCATTTTCTCGATTGCGAATAACCTGAACAATATCACCAGTGAAAATTTCTCCGTATTGCCCTTGTTCATAGCCACCGAATACACTGAACTGGAAACCTTCTTTAATGATTTCCGCCTCTGTTGCTGCACTCAAATTGTACACGACAAGTGTTCCAACCGAGAGCGCTGTATTGAGATTATACTGACATCGAAAGATACACCGCAATTCTGATACATCTATCTGAATGTCATGTTCCGTATCGCGTTCTTGCTTTATATGACCATTTTTATCTTTGACAGGTGCTCCTTTATCGTCTAGTTTATCTTTATAGGCGTGCTTGAAAATAGATATAAGCCACTTGCGACCATAGAGTATACCACCAGCTTTTTCTTCTTCCTGCTCGGATTGCATCTGTTTCTCTGTAGTCTTACTTTCGCTCGGAAGCTCCCTGGGAATATTTGGATCAACTGTTGTCATGTGTATCCCCCCAGATGACGACCCACTCATTTTTGAGCGTATTAATATCCGGAAACTGCTTAGTTATGTCCGTTCGTGGGACAATACAGGCACTCCCTATGCTGAGATATTCGAATTGCTCGAGAATATTTTGTGCTGGAATTAACGGGTAAGCGCTGATAAGCATACGCCCGCCCTGCTCCACATCAACGTACCACATCTCTGATATTTCGTTGTACTGCATGGTGAATTGTAACTCGATATTTTGTTCATCGATTGGTATAATTGCTGTGAATCTTCGATTTGGAATTGCCTGCATAGGCACGATTGAAAGCATTGTCATCCCATCCCTGCTGCCTCAGCTACTTGTTTTAAAGCTGTCTTGTTTGGCTTAGACGCGACCGGCTGCTGACCACCGTTGCTTGGAGCCGTTGTTGTAGCTGCTCGTGCCGAAGTTTTTACCTCAGCCACGTTTGCGAAGAGTACTTGCTTCAAGCGAACGGTGCATTTTAGCGTATTGAGTGTCATGAAATCATCCGGTGCACTAAGGTCTTCAATGATCATATTGTGGTAGGTCTGAAGACGCGTTACAACGTCTACTGGAGCACGTTCAATCTGCATGGCCTTGAGTTGTTGCCACGCTTGAATACTTCTTGTTCCTTCACTGCCATCGAGATTTAGGTCTCCTTCAGTGCTTTCTGTACCGCTTTTATCGTTATCTTTCCCGATTGTTCCTGGAAAGCATCCAGTCGTGTGTAGCGGGATTTCTCGGCCGAGAACGGTGATGCTATCATTCTGCTTTTTGATCGTCTGTCCTCCAGCAACACCATCCAGATCAGCTTGCAAAATAGCAGTCACAGGATTGCTCTTTTTCATGTACACACCTGCAGCTATACCAATGATACTGCCTAACTTATCCCCGAAGATATTTCGGGCACCAGCGTTCAAAAGGGATTCTAGGATGCCGTCATCTAGATTTGCTTGCTCTGCAGCGGCATCACTCATCATGATATCAATGCTTAGTTCCGCCGGCTCAACGATGGCGTGCTCCGTAAAATTGACGCCTGTCTGGACGGGATACTGTGTCGCGCGTACCGTAGAGCGATGGTCTGTTCTCATGATACCGTCAAAAGCGATGCCACCAATTGTCCAGCTTCTTCCCTGAAAGATAAACGGTTCAAGACCATGTATGCCTGTAGCCATATTAAGAATGCGATACTCTCCAGTCATCTTGCCGATAGTAGTACCTATCTTCATCCAGTCTGGCTTTTGCTTGCTTCGAATTGTTTCGGTTAAATATTTGACTCCATCTATCGACCAACCATGTTTTGCCGCCATTCGGAACCTCCTTTCTACACTAGAAGTCCTGTGCCTATATTGTTTGTCTGGAAATCTACATGTTGCTCGAAACTACGGACGACACCTTGTCCGACCTCATTTCCGATGGCTACTGCATCTTTACCTGCACCGTTGACCGTCACACCGCCAACATTGACATTATACGAAGTCGCATAATTTGAAGCGCTCGTTTGCCCCCCATAAGTCCGGTACCCAACCAGCATGCTGGACGTATCGATACTGGGTTTCGGTAGCTGGAAATTCTGTAATGCTCGGGTAATTGGTGTAATAACTCCACGTTCAATGGAATCTTTAAGAGCTGCGATGTCTTCATCGTTTGCATAAACTTGGGGGATCTGTCGTCTAGCAAGTCCAAGTGGCTGTGCAGAGTATTGGATCCCGTTAGCTGCTGTTGGCTGGTAACCTTGCGGATAAATGACGATATCATAATGACCTCTATTCCGTTCGTAGTTCAGTTTTCCACCATGAGAATCCACTAAAGATTGTAGGATATTGAACGCCTCACTACCATATGGTATTTCTTGGTCTGAGATATCGACCTTGTACCCGGTGCCGTGGCTATATGTGCCGCTTTGATGTCCATATGCCGAGCCCTCTGACGCGCCCGTGATTGTCCCTTTCACACCTATTGAATTAAGAGCCTGTCCAACATCATTCATAAAGTCAATGACTACTTGCTGCCATCCTGAGATATCTGTGACTTTGCTATCCCATGGGGTATTATATCCTTGTGTAGATGACCAGATTTTCCACTGACTTTTATCAAAGCTGCCTGTGTAGCCGATATTAGGCGATGTCCCACTTCCTCCATCGTCTTTATCGTCGTCTTGTACGATACCGTTTCTTGGTATCCCCATACTATCCATAATTGCATCTGCATATTCATTTAGTGATGGATATGCATGCCCGTTATAATATTGTTTTCTGTTCTTTGCTGCTTCACTATAACCGACTGCCCCGGGGCCTCCATACCATGCAATAGCAACATCGCGCCAGTTTCCGAACTCCTTAAAGTACTCAAGCATTTTATGCCTTGCTACTATTCGTTGGTTTTCAGAGGTTTGTGGTGCATCTGCGGATAGTCCAGCTTCTACTGCCCAGGAAGACCAATTCTCAGGCATAATTTGAAATAAACCTGATGCACCACTATCACTATTGACCGCATTTGAATCACCCCCTGATTCTTTACCCATAATAGCGTTCATGAATGCATCGATACCTTTTGCGCCTTTTCCTACATTCCCGCTTCCCCCTCCATCTGCCCCTGAGACAATTGCCCATGCTCCTTTAAAGTCACCTTTAACTAGTGCAAGGAGGGCACGTCCGAACTTTCCTATTTTTGCAATTGCTTTATCAATAAGCTTTCCTAAAGTCTCCCAGAATTTCTTAAACACTTTGCCGTCACGCATCAGCTTGAAAAGATCGCGGAACAGTTTAATAACAAATGTCAACGTCTTGATGAGCAACGTGAAAATCTTGACAACAGCTCGAATGGCATCACGGAAGGAATATACCGTATTGGTCTTTTCTATCTCCCCGAATAGCCCCTTAAACGCGATTTCTATGAGGTCTAGAATAACCCCTAAGAGCTCATACGTTGCTTCAGCCAGTTCTGCTAGAGCCTCTCGGAACTCTTGTACTTCCGGGCTTCGTTCAAGCTCTTGGAAGAGTTCGCGGAGAAAGTCAACGATTTCGCTTACAATGTGAACGAGGTACATAAAAACCCGCCACAATTTATACATGGCTAGCGTATAGCTCTTAATCGCACCTTTGCGTCTATACGCATCATAAAGTGACCGAAGACCTTCAACTACTCCAACAAAAACTTCTTTACAGAGTTTCCATAGGGTCGAGCCTAACTCTTTCACAGTACGTACAAAAAGGATTACAGCTTCGTTGTTTCGTAAAGTATCGAGGAATATTCCGGCATTATGCGCTAGTTCTAGGATGTACCTCTTAGCCTTTCCCGCATATTCGCAAATTGTCTCCCACAACTCTCGGGCAATAGGCGACATTTCCTGCCATAGAACCTTTGCTCTTGCGATATATTCGTTGAGCTTGTCCCAGTACTTTCCTAGGAGCGCATCTTTGCCCTCCATATAGCCGTAGTAATCGTCAATGAGAAGCAGTAATGTGCCAAGAAGCCAGATGAATCGTCCAATCGGCGACGCTTTTACAATCAACCCCAGCGTAGTAAGTGCTGCGATAGCTATTTTAACGCCTCGAGGGAAAGAATCCCATATATTCCATAGTGCTCTTCCAATATTGGCAAGGAACTCGAGAAAGTGCCGCCCTACCTCGATGATATAAAAAATTCCCTTAGCTACCTTTGCCGTCCAAACAGACATATTTCTGATAAGCGTGTCGTTTAACGCCTTGAAGCTCTTATGGATATCCCCCAGCGGCCTCTGGAGGTACTTCATGAGGTAGTACCCTATCCAATTCAGTGCATAGCTTGCTTCCTGCTTCAGTCGAGTAAACTCAAATATCAGATCGCGGAAATTCTTCATCGTTTCCTTGAAGTCCCCGCCAACACTCATATTTGCGCCGTCTGTTTGCAGCTGTCGGAAGCGGCCGAGAAGTTCAGGAGTGAGTGCGATATCATTGACCGATTCGCCGAGAGCATCGACCGCTTTCTTCATCGACCACGCTGCATCTTCACCCATCATCATGGAGCGAGCGTATTTCTGCATCTCGATTTCTTCTTGCGCAGTCTTTTTCATCAGACCAGCAACTGATGCTGTTACGCTTGCGATAGCTGCGGTAATCGCCGCACTTGCTTTGATAAAGTTAGCTGCCCATTCACCAGTTGCACGCTCAATCGTCGCGCTTGTTCCTTTAATGGTCGCATCTGCTTGTTGAAATGCGGGCTTGTCAATTTGTACGCCAAGACTTACGAGGTACGATTGAATGATTTCGCCTATCACGTCCCCTGCCTCCTTTCCTCAGCCTCTCTGGCTCTCTTCTTGTTTTCCCTATCAACGTCCATAATCTCATGAATATCGAGCAAGTCGCTTAGTATGTACGTCCCATCCCACAGCTCATGCTGCTTCCAGTAGCCCTCGATGACGGGTGCATATAGCCATGCGTTTACGTTGGCGTATTCGATGGGAGCAAAGATTGGAGACTCGTGCGTAATTCCTTCAAGCCGCCGTCGGAAAAAAAAGCAGAAACATTAAACGCTAGTGAATGAATCGTAAGTAGCATGACGAGGACGGTGTTCTTTTCTATATCGTCGACACCCCATGAACCGTTAGCGTTCAAAATCGGAGCTTCACGCCCTTTCAAAACTTCCGAAACTACGCCAAGACAATCTTTCTGGAAAGCGAAAAATTCACCCTTTGTCATGAGTGCGCGTCCCTGTGGCAGTGTTGCATCCACGCTTTTCCCTTCAGCCTTTAACACGCCTGTGACTTTATCTTCCATGCCCATCGGCATCATCTTTGAAAAAAGCGTAAATGCGATATAACTTCCTGTAAAAGCATCAAAGGCGGAAATTTTAAACTTCCGCCCCTGGAGTTCCACGATCTTTTCTGTCGTTCGAGCCATTTTATTTGTCCTTTCTAGTTAGTGCGTACCGCGTAGCTGAATGCGCTGAATATCCGTGAAGAGCAGCGTCCAAGAAACACGCTGACCTTGCGCCTGAAACGGTTCATCCGGCTCCTTGACGAATGCACCGCCTTTGCAGTAGTAACTTTTCCCCATCTTAGGCGCTTCAACGGTACAGGAAATCTGCGCCCATTCGCTGGTGTCTGCTTGCCACAGGTAGTTAAAGAGCCCCTGCAGCCACTCATGCAATGAGCTTGTCTGCTGTGCGTTAATAGCGATAGAACCGTTGTTACCAGCAATCTTTGAGACCATGATGGAGCCATCTGCTGCAACATCATGGACAGAACGGTCTGTCGTTTTTGAAACCGTCATATCTCCGATACCTTCACCTTGAATGGAATAGGCACCGTAGCTCGGATGTGAGATGGTCGCATTAATGTCTGTGAAGCTGTATGTGCTCTGGTTCGGCATAGTTAAACCTCCCTTCTTTTAGCGGTTTACGTCGACTTGAATGGTGACGTGGTGAATTGCTCCAGCGAGTTTCAAACTAACATAAATCGGTGGTGCCTTGCGAGCATCACGGTCAGCCTGTGACTGTGCGTCGATGCTATCGGATTGGATGATGTAACCTTGCGGTAATGCATCGCCATGGGCAAGTCCCAGAAGCGGCGCTCCTTTCCAGACGCCCTCTGCAATAAATCCAATGCGATAGATGCCATCGCACTCCGTTTTTATCGCGTCCTTGATGCGCGTCATTCCCGCCTCTGTCTGTGGCAACTTGTTGTTGCTGACAAGCAAATCCATAATAGCGAGCTGACAATCGTTCTTGAACTTGTCAAGGTATATAATCTCATCAAACCAAGAGCCATCAAACATCTTGCCCTCTTCGAATACGTTGTAATACGTACCGCGGTTAATATACACGTTGCCGTTAAACGCCTTGAGCGCATTGACTTGATTCGTGGTGAAAGTTTTAACAGCATTCTCTGCCTTGACGCCTACCTCTGTCTTATAGGCGAGCGTGTAAGCACTGTTCGTTGTTCCCGTCATTGCACCCATCGCCCAACCGACAATAGCTGCGATTGCGTCCGAATGCACAGATGAATACTGACCGATGGTACGACGAACGGACAGCAACTGAAGCTGGCTAAAAATGCCACCGTCGCTCTTTTCCGTGACCGCAGCATCCGAAGTGGTGAAAGCGAAAATAGTATCTGGCTGCGTGCTCTCGTTAAACGTTGCAATCGCTAGAATGTCATCGTTCGTAAGATTCATACACATCATGCCGATGTACCATTCTCCATCAGCCTGACGGCAAGCCTGGTATGCTTCAAGCGGCGTTTCCATGCGTTCCTCGCTTGTAGTCACCTGCTGGCTTTCAATTTCTATCGTACCAGTGCATACTGCTGCATCAGGCGTATTCCCGCCCGCCGCTGTACGCTCCGTCAGCGTGATGGTTGAATCTTTGACTTCGATGATGTACTTGTTCCTAACAGTAGAATCTTTTGAGAGTGCTAGCGCTAGATTTGCTGCTGTCCCCGTTGTAGAAACACCCACAACGAATCCGCCCGTCGCGCTTCCTGCTGTCAAAGTAAGGCCTGCAATCGCAACAGTATCTCCGGCTACAGCGTTTTTCTTGACTGTGTAGGTCGCCTTGCCGGCAAACTTTGACTTTTTGCGCATACCAATCATGACGTTCTTCGGTGTCTTGCTCTGCCCGAAGATAAGTGTAGCCGCTTCAATAAGCCGCGAATCTGGTTTAAATCCTGCTTCTAGCATGGCATTGACGCCATCGTATGTGACAACACGTGCCGTTTTGAAGTCCTTTATATCTGAGGACTCTCCGATGAGGCACGCCATGTCAAACGCCTTTCGTGGCGCACTAATCGTCGAAAGATTGACGATAATGTTTACCACAGGATTCAGTGGCAAAACGTTTTTAAGAGCCATTCTTATCCTCCTATTTCTGCGCCACAGCGGTTACCGAGACGCTTTCAATGCGTCCGGCATCCTCAACCATGACGTATTCTTCGTTGAATGTCAGCGTGGTGTTCCACCGCTCCCACCACTTCCCTGCGTATACTTCATTTGATTGCTGGGCAATTGGCATATTAGGTACAAGCGCGATGCCAAAACGGAATAACATACGCTTCACATCCGGAGAAAATACGCCATCTTGAAGCGCTGTTACCATCTTGAAAGCGTTTTTACCGTATGCAGCGATTTCAACATCCCATACGCGCGTTCTCATAATGCGTTTTTTAACCGTGGCATCGTCCGTAAGATAGACGCTATCGCGTTGCTTGCCATAGTCGTCATCTCTCTGTCTCAGATTGAGAAAGACAATATCATCCTCTGTTGTCCAGTCCGGTGCACCATCTTTCGGATACATCATGCGAATCCATTTATCATGGTTTGTCTGGATAATGTCTTTTAAGCACATCTGTGCCATAGTCCAAAAGATTAGACGCAGTTTCTCGATGCTATTCATCAACCACGCTCCCTTGCCTCTCCCCGATGGCTTTCCAGTACCCATTTGCTGAGTAATCGAAAACATGGAGTAGTTTATATCTGCCGCCTTTCCACACAACGGTATCGCTTGTAGTATCCGTGCTTGAAATACAAAGCTCCACATCATTCGTATAGAATGTCTTTGTTCCGTGCTGGTGGTCGCCAAGTTCTAATAAATCAATGTCACGTGGAGACGATGGCGCGACGATACCTGTGACCTCAATAACTGTTTTAACAGTAGTCGGTATGCCCTGATGCCATGTGACCGTATGCTTTTCAACCGTGAATTTTGACATGAAGTCAGCATCATACGTCAATTCGGACAAATTTATCATACGCCGTTCTCCCTTATGACATGCGTGATGGCCTTTCGGAGTTCTCCGGTGTCTACCAGCGGGATAGAGCTTCCTTTTTTTGCGGCAGTTACTGGCGAATTAGGCGGCCAGCCATTCATGGGGTTTTCAAACCATCTCTTTGCTGCATTTTCCGCCACTAGTCCGGCACGATGCAGCCCGGCTTTCACACCAGTCTTGTCGTTTTTAATCCCCGCTGTGATAACTTTCTTGAGCTCCCTTGCTATCTTGTCCTTATTCGCCTCGATAGCAGGCTCAAGGACGGGACGCGGCGGAACGTGCCACAACGGTGACCCGTGCGTTTGAATGTATAGGCTGTGTGCTTTGCTGTACGTTGCGCCATGCTCAATGCTCTGTTGCATTTCTGCTCGCATACTAGCCGCTCGTACACCGTGTGTGTGAACGTACAGAAGTTCGGCATTATTGATTTCCCCACCGTGCTCACGCGAGGATTGTTCCTGTGGGATACCGACGAGCACTTCCATTTTTGCTGCTGCTTTTGCTTTACTAGCCAGCCCCGGCAGGTTGATTTTTTTAATAAGGTTGACTGGAGCTTTCACCAGACCACCATCCCTCCAAGCGAATAAATCTTTACAAGCGTGATAAATTGCCGGCCGTATACTGTCTCTTTGTATGTCCCCCAGCCATTGAAATCTGCACCGTTTACTGCTGAAAAGTCATAGCTTACGGATAAGTCCCCTGCCGATTTGCTTGCAACCATTCCTTTCGCTAAACCTGCGTTTACAATCTGCCCGATGGAATCTGCCGGGTCTGCAATACTTTGAAGATACAACGTCAAGAAATGAGCAATGAAAAGCCCCATACAGATTTCCCACGCATCATGGTAGCGCGCTTCTTTAATACTTGCATGCGCTAGCTTCAGGTATGCGTTTACAACGACTTCCGGGACTATGGGGAGGTGTGTCTTTTCATCCTCTTTCTTGAACTGTGGATAGATTCTGAAAAAGTCTTCTGACGTGTACGTGGGGTTATCACCCGAGCGAATATTAGACGCCCCTGCGATAATGCCGAACACGTCCATATCGCTGTACATCATTCCTTGTCTTTCTTACCTTTCTTTCCGTCCTTATCGTGCTTAGAAACCGAAGCAGATGCCTGCGATACAGTTTCAGATATAATGAGCGAGCCCTCCTTGACTGCCAGTGCATAGATAGGGTCTTTCTTTACCCATTCTGGAAGCGATGAGAACTCATTCGGCACAACTGTGAGAAAACCACCTTCTGGTTTACGGAAGGCAAAGCGACGTTTTGCAATTGCACTAATCATAAGTTTACGTACTCCTTTCTTAGATGCCGTCCCTATAGATGAATGGCTCGAAGTAATGGACCTTGACCTGACCGACGTTTGCCATATACAGGCTGTCATAGGATGCCGTCTCAACGTTTGGCTGCGTCATGACGCGCGACAGAGGCACAGGGACGTCCATACCAACAAAACGGCGCTGATTGACATATGCGACCATACGATTCGTTTTACCAGTACCTGCTTCTGCACAGAACCGACATTCACCAATGAAGAGATCTACGCCCTTTGCTTTTGCGATGTTATTATCGAGCAGATAGTTGAGCAACGATACCGGTGCTGCTGCGCCATTTGCAGTGAACGGTGTACGATTGAGGTATGCGAAGTTTTCCGGGTCAATAAGAATGTGATTTGGGATTGCGCTGTTATCGTACTGTGCTGCTGCCCACGCCTGTACGACAGCATCATCAATGTCATTCAGGATTTCCTGCGGTGTCTTGTCTTTCCACTTCGTACTACCGCCAGCACCAGTAATGACAGATGTTGCTGCGATATTCGGATCATTGACCAAGCCAGTTGTTCCATATGCCTTTTGTCCTAAGTAAGTATTGATATCCATATATTTATCGTAATCGAGACGGATACCATCGTCGTACATTTGCTCGATGCTGCGACTGGTAACCGCACCACGAAGCTGGTCTTGAATCTTGATAGACATCGAGACCTCATAAGAAAGTACCTTGTAGAGGTCTTTTGAAATATCAGCCTGAATACGGCGGATGCTATTCTGGATACCGCCGACGCCATCGCTTTGACCGCCCGTCACGCCATACTGAACATTGAATGCGGACGTCGCTTCAACCCAGCCGCCTCCACTCTCGATTTCAATGTCGCGTGGGTAGGTGGTAGATGTGAGCGGCTCGCGGAGCATAGGATCCAATTTCTCAAGTTCGCTCTCGAGAAATGCTAGACCGGATGAGACGGCTGCTGCATCCATCGTCAATACTCCGGATACCCCTTTCTGAGGGACAGCTGCAAGTTTATAACTTTTCTTGAAGCCCATAGTTCATCCTCCTCTTATACACCCTGACGGGTCTTGATTGTAACTTCAGCTACTTTACGTTCATCTGCACCGGTACTCCATACGACACCCTCTAGAGCAACGACGTTACCTGTCTCATCAGCTGCTCCTAGGTCACCAACCTGTGCATCTGCCGGACTTACGCCGCCGATAACTTTCGTCCTGACGTAAACTTTGCTACCGACCTTTGGCGTCCCCCATGCACATACGGCTGAGATTCCACCACGCTGCAAAATATCGCACGGTTCCCCCGGGCGATAGTAGCCGCGATTCTGGTACGGGTACACAATAGCACTCTTAACCTTTCGCATTGCGATTCCACAGAAGTCGCTTGCTGTATTCGTTGCGCCGAATGCCTGAACAGAGCCATCCGCATTCTGCACGACAGGCGTGCCGAAGTAGATATCATTTGAGCCGGTTGCGACTGGGCGAGTGCGGCTTACCTCATCACCATGGCGAGATGCCTGTCCGGGGTAGCCGTAGTTCATAGTAATTCCAATAGTTCCTGCTGGCATTTTCAAATCCTCCTATCACTTTTTGTAGTGCGGGTTGCGCTTACGACACGCCTCACCGAACGCTTTCAAATTGTTATGGTTAGCTGCGTCCGTTGTCTTTCGTTTCAAGAGAGCACCATATCCGCCCTTTAAGGGTTGCGTTTCTTTGACCCTTAGTGCTTTCTTTACAGCGCGATTCAGTGCGTCAGACGCGCGTACACGCTGTTTTGCAGGCATTTCTGCGATGATGGGCTTAATAGCTCGCAGCATGGCAAGGGAGATGGCGTGGTCGGTTGAATTCTGCTTTTCTTCAAGCATCTCTTCACTTTCGTCTTCATCTTCCGATTTCGGCTCGATGACGCCACTTTCCTGGGTATCTTCATCCGCATTAAGCTGTTCTGGCGGCACTTCCGCGTCTTCTTCATCATCGTAGCCATCCTCTGCTCTCTTCGTCGCAGATACACTCTTTAGATGCGCTTCCACAGCATCAATCCCCGAAAGTTTTTCTTCCGGGGGTTCTTCATCGTGCGACTGTTGCGCGTGCTGAAGCTTTTCTATCTTTTGGTTAAGCTCATGAATGGCGCCCATGATCATCTCCATGGTTTCATCATCCATCGTTCTCTGCGGCTGAGGCTTTTCTTCGCCCTCACTTGCACTAAATTCCGCGTCATCAACAGCTCGCGCTGCTTCACGGATTTCTTCTGGTTCAGCGTCACGAGCAAACGTCGCAAACATACGCTGCAAGATGTTTCCTTTCTTTCTCGTTGCCATTTTTTCTACTCCTTTCGGCATTGAATCCTTGATAGACACCTCATGCCCTGCACGGCCGTTGTCAACAATCGCTACATGGTTGCCTACGATGTCTACCTGACGGTATGAACCATCTTCGTTCGGCATATATTTACAATCGTAGCCGCAGGAAACTTCGCGCTTACCGGATTCAATTTTCCCGATGAGTGCAGCATCATAGACGACTATGTCGCATACAAGTTTGTTATTATCTGCTCCCACGCCACGATGAATATTCTGAATGACGCCTTTTGTATATGCTCCGTAGTTCGAACTATTTACTTCCATTGGCGGATGATCATCCGTTACGGGCTTTCCCTCAAAGGATGCAATAGCCGCTGGAGCAAATACCTCTTTCTCTTCCCGTTCTACATTCACGAGATTGCTTCCCTGAAGACCGATTTCGTGCGGCAGGTAGTCTTGTCTCCCTGTCCGGCAAATTGGGACGCTATGGCAAATTAGGAAGCCCTCCGGCGTCTTTGTCATGTGGGGTGAAATCTTCGACCCATAATAGGCTTTCAATGGCTCACCTCCTAAATAGGGGCATAAGAAAAGCACCTTGCTATCTGCAAAGTGCATTGATTGGCTATTTCGTTGTTAATTTGATACTTCAGCTGTAAATCCCGAGCTTTTTCCATGTCTCATACAGCTCTCTCTTCCGCTTGAGCATTTCGAGGGCTTTTTCTTTCCCAACGTACTCCGACTGAACTTTGTAATACCACATCATGTTGAACATGATGTCGGATACATTCTCTTCCGGTGTACTCTCAGAGACAAGCCGCTTATTAGTTTCCAGGTAATGCTCAACTCCTTTTAATTCTTCCTCGTTAAGCGTCTCTAAAAATTTCCTGACCATGCTCATCTCAATCCCTCCCTTATACTACACAACAACTTCTTCATAGGTGTGAATTATCCCATCGATTTTCTCTATCTTTATTATCCGCGTTTTGCTGCCTTTGTCAATCAGAACTTCTTTTTCATTCTCATATTGCGAAGTCGAAGGTATGTATCCTGCAGTTGCTTTTTCGGGAAGAAAGATATTTCTTACAAGGAAGCCATCACCATAGGTTCCTTTTATATGAGGAGTTGACGAAAGAAATGCCTTATTCTCGAATATAGTTCCATTGTTCATCATTTCCTCAAGCTGTTTTTCTGTCGGATGAAGATTCTGCGGCGTTGCCCAATCTTTAATAGAAGCACGTCTTTTTACCCAGATAGGCGGATGTTTCATCTGTTTGAGGCCTTTACTTATTTCATCTACCGTATTTTGGATTGCCGCTGCAGTCATGCCATCTTTATAGTATAAATCTTTATAAGCTGAATCAGTCTTGCCGTAAACCAAGAAGTCGCGCAGATGGCTAGAACCATCTGTATATCTTTTTATTGCCTTTTTTTCTGATGAACTGAGTTTGTCAACCTGTGGTTTTCCATATTTTGCTTCGAATTCTTTTGCAATCTTTTCTATCGGTGTCCCATCTGATAAAGGCTTCATAATCATCAATCCATACGTTCCCTCTGGCGTCTTGAATCCCGGTATTTTAGGAAGTACTCCAAGTGGAGTCTTTTTCTTAGCAACAGCTGGAAAATTGGGCTGACTTTCCAGAGACAGCATCGGCGATGCCTTAATATCTTTCCATGGGTTTGCTAAATCAATTAAGTGGGTTAGTATATTTTGCAGTACATGTTTGTCTATCTCTCCCTTCTTATACAGGTCTATACTCTGCTTTACTTTATCGGTGACACCCTTCGGAACCCCTTCCGTATTATAAAAGTTTAGAGTTTTATCAATACTTTTCCCGGCATCTATCTTATTTATTTCTGTTGATACTAGTAACTTCTGAGCTGGCGGCGACATAGACCATGCATAATCCTTTTTGAATACGTTGTTCAGCATTTCTGCTGTTACTTTCTTCCCACTAGCCTTTGTTGTATTCCCTGAACCTTTAAGAGGTGTTGGACTAGAAGCTCCGGTCTTACTGGAAGTTTTTAGTTCTATCAGTGGTTTTTTCTCACCGACTAAATGGGCTAGTACATTTTGCAGTACATGTTTGTCTATCTCCCCTTTCTTATACAGGTCTATACTCTGCTTTACATTATCGAAGATGGTCTGTGAATGTTTCCCAGTGGCATAAGAAGCATAAGATTTTACGAAGTCATCAATATTTTTTCCGGTATCTATTTTATTTATTTCCATTGATAATAAATTGTTCATACCGTAGGACAGTAGCTTCCATGCATAATCCCAATAAAAAGCTTTATTCAGCATCGCTGCTGTTATCTTCCCCTCACTTGAGCCTGTTGTTTCTGTCGGGATAGTAGCTGCATGGGCTTTGGCGAACGTATACTTATATCCCGCTTTCTCCTTTTCCTCAAGTATTTTTTCAATCTTATCGATTTTGCTCTGATAGAAAGCTGGTTTCCCCTTACCCTTCTTGGATTGTGCGATGACTTGTTCAATCTTATCGAGATAGGATTTATATTCTGGATGAAATTCTTTTCCTTCCTCCGGCTTATATTCTTTACTGGCGCTAGGCGTGAAGATGTGATGTTGCTTCCCTTTCCATTTATTTCCGTTGAATTTTTTCCCAGCACCACCATCAATCTTTCCTTTTGTGAGATGAACTTTCGAGCCGTTAATCGTCCTCCAGTTTTTCGGGTCTGGGTCTTTAGGATATGAATCGTCCATCGTGAGCCCACCGATAGCAATACAAGCTTGGAGAAGACCGAGCCGAATCTTATATAGATTATTTTTCACTTCCTCATCACCTTCTCAAACGCTTTTTTCTTCATCATGGTAATTCGCCCTGCTCGATACACTCTCGCAGGGAAAGCTACGTCATCAAGATCAAGGATAGGTTCGACGTAACAGCGACAGTTAGGGCATTGCCCTGCGTGATAGTGTCCAAGCTTATTCTTGTATGGCTTGCCATTCTTGCGAAGCATCGGGAATAAATCCTCTGGTGCTGGCGGGTCGTTCCATCGCACAAAGACGCCGTCCATGCACCGGTGGCTAGAGCGTGTACGTCCATCACCGCCTCGACCGCCAGTCGCATGCCAGACATACCAGTCTATCCCTAAATCCTCACAACGAGCCCGTATGAGGTTCGTAGATGCCATAGATACCTGTGTCCGTGCGATGAGCTTTGCACTGGCTTTTGTTTTCGATGGAAACATCTTTTGAATTTCTTCAGCGATAGTTGAGGCTCGTTTTCCCTTCGTCGCCTCTTTTGCCACATGCTTTACTACATCATGCCCAATATCGGACGGGAGCGTGACAATGCGGTAAGTAACCTCGTTTACAAGCTTCCTTACACGCGTCCCTGTAGCTCCTTGGAGCTCTTTTTTTAGTGCAAGGTATACTTCCCTACCTCGCCCATTAAAACGCGCTGCCTGACGCCATGTACGGCCTTGATCTTGAAAGAGCCCCGTCACCATTTTTTTAGCTAACGTCTCAGCAAATCGCTGAAAAGCTTTACTATCCGCTATGCGGAGAAGCTCTTTCTCAATATCTGAAGCGTTTGAAAGCCCAGAAACCCTGTGGATAATTTTGCGCGAAATACACAATAATTCCCGTCTAAATTCCACCTCAATACGTCGCTTTGTCTCCCACAAATGTGCTGCCATAGTTATGTTCTCTATCTTTCTGCCTGATATTTCGTATAAGAAAAGCACCTTGCTCGTTGCAACGTGCTTCTTTAAATTCTCTTATTTTGTTTTCAGACAGCTACTATTCTTTCGTATCTTCAGGTGTGTTACTATGTTTTTCATCATAAGGCGGTTCTGGTGCAGGTGCTTCTTGTTCTTCATCGCCTTGTTCAAAGTCGCCAAACAGTCCGTCTCCCATGGCACCTTCATCGGGGTTCATGACCTCATCGTCTGCTTTCTCGATATCTTCGTCTGTAATATTCGTCCACATACCGGTAAGTTCAGACTGCTGCCGCAATTCTTTTAAGGCAACTCTCTGTGAGATGAGCCCTGCTTGAAAGGCCTTTGTTACACTGTCAGTGTTTTTGCTTGCGAGGTCAGCCATTTCTTCTTCTGGCGCACGACGTACTGGATTGAAATCATAGTTAAAATCATCAGGAACGCCTCCAAGCGTAGAAATCATAATGATTGGCAGGAGTTTGTCATACACAGGTCGCAGCTCATTTTCCTGCTTTTCTTCGATGGTGTCATAGTAATTCTGCATATCGCTTTCACCGGTCGCATTCATACCAGCTGGGCTACGTCCGAACAGCTTTGTTACAGGTGTTTCTGCTGCTCCGGCTAAATCCATCATGAAGCGATCATATACTTCACCAAGTCCGCCGAAGGTGTATTGATGGCTTTCGTAGTTATCGTTTTCACCGATGATTTGAATGCTGTTGTTGTTCATCATCGCATTCATTGCTTGGACGGTGTTATACAGGTCTTCCTGTGCTCTCTGATTACCTGTCGCTAGTATCTGTCCCATACCTTCCATTTTCATGACACGAAGGTTTGCCATAAAAGTCAGCATCGCGATATTCCATGATACATTATCGCGCTTACGGAGCTCGTCATACACATGCTCGATTTCAGATGCGCCCCAGTAATTTTCAGCTAGTTCCTCAAGATAGGGCAGTGGCCGTCCCATAAAGCGAATAATGCGGCTATGATGAACATGGATGCCGCGTTCCATGACATCAGATGTTATCGTGTACGTATCTGGTCGTCCGTACTCTGGGTCAGCTGTATCCATGATCAGCGGGTCATCTGGCATTATGCCACTCCAACGGTCGAGAACCAAGAGCCCTCTGTAACTCCCAGGCATGACTTGGTCGAGTTCAAGCGGCTGGTCTAGCTGGTCTTCTTGCCCGTCAATCATAATGAGCGCCCCTGCTCCCCCATACAAGCGTCCCCACTTTAGCCCGCGAACGATAGCTTGCTCGCTTCGTGTCCGGCGGATAGTAGCTTCAATCTCTTGCAGCTTATTCGGATTAATCTGACTTTTTATAGTGTAGCCATTTTTCACCATATCCTCGGGAATAACATCAATGATGCGACGTACTACCCAATGCGAACGATACAGGCTATTAATCGTCTGCCAATCTCTAGTGAAACGTGTGAGCGGGTACCCTGTTGCTTCTAGCGGATTAGGCATGAAGAGACCAGAGCGTGTTATCGGATTTTGAAAAGCGTCTTGCGTCTTGACTCTTTTTTTAGCCGCCCTCTTTACTTTCTTACTCACTCTCTCTGCCTCCATTTTGGGAGCATGGTCTTACAGTAATAGCGTATAGCATCGCAAGCATGATCTAGCTGTTTGATTGGCTGCTCCTTCCCGTTCCTTACTGCTTTTTCATCCCATGCGTAGCCTTGAAATTCTTCAATCATCGGTGCGCATCGTTCCCTATGTATCTTAATTTTACCTTGCGTCAGGAGCTTGCTGACGAGACGGATACCATCGTTGACACTATTGTCTGCATCCTTGACACGGAATCCGCGCCCTTGACATTCCAGCTTAAAACTTGCAGCGCTAGGGTCTATGACGATCATATCTGGATATTCATCTCCGACCATTGCTTCTAGATCGTCTGCATACTCTGCGTCTGTCTTTTGCCGTTGCTCTTTCCGACTATCCCAGTAATACATATCAGGAATCCATATAGTGTCCCCATCATCATAAATGTCTAGGAATACCATCGGGTTTTTCGTACCATAGTCACATGCTATAAATCGGCGGCACTCGCTTTTCTTCGTCGGCGTCCATACGCTGTCATCGAAGCAATGCTTTTCTTCGTCGAACATGTCGTAAATGACACCTTCAGCCAGTACCCACATCCCGAGAATCATTCGCTTGAACCATACCCCGCTATATGAGTTGCGGATATTTGTCTTGTATTCGTCTCCGAGGTTCGGGTTATCGTCAAGCTCGAAATGGATGACCTTTACTAGTCCGTTCCGTAGCTTTGTCTCGTTAGTTATATACTCCTTGTATAGATAGTGTGCCGGACTATCCGGATTCGTTGTTGCGTATAGTTTTGCCCCTCGAACTGAAAGACGGTTCAAAAGCTGCTTGAAGAATCTTTCCGGCATAAGTGTCAACTCATCACAATAAGCACCAGCAAGCGTCTTGCCGCGAATATACTTTTCTGAACCCTCATCCTTTGCTCCGACGACTTTAACGCGCCGTGTATGGCGACCATCGCGGGCACTCCAATAAATGAGAAGGTCGCCGGATTGTCGGTTATACCTGTAGTTATTCTCTCCTAACGTATCAAAAAGGTCACTTAGTACGTTATCGTACACGGTATCTTTCGAAACGCCGACCATCAGAAGGAGTCCCGGAGGTGCTGTTATGATGTATGTCAGCCACTTAGGAATCATTGCGACCGTCTTACCGCTGCGGACACTTCCTTCAAGGATATTGATGAAGGCGTCTTCATAGTACGGTGTCTCTATAAAATCAAGCGCCTTTTCCCCCCATTGCCCGTACTCCATACCTTCACCTCCACTTAATTCTTTTTGTTATTTCTTGCGTGTTCTATCGAGTGTATGAGCTGCATCATGGTTGACTGCTCGGGGTTCTCAATATCAGCTAGAATTCCGCCTTTAGCATGAGGCGCAGCTGCTTCAGCCATCTCGACACGCACGCGGCGTTCCATTTCAATACCTTGAACAATATAGTCGAGGATATTTTTCGCTGTTAGGCTTTCCTGTGGAAGTTCAGCTAATGCTTTGAGTGCTTTCTTTTGGAGTGCTTTAGCTACAAGGACGTGTTGCTTTTGCATCTCCTTGATGGCAGCTTTCTTTTCTTCGAAGTCCATACGCTGCATCTCACTGTCGTACTCACGGCAGCGCTCTACCCAGCTGTACCTCATGCTCCGTTTCTTCATCCAGGATAGGCCCTTACCTAATTCTTCAGCCACAGTGGCTAGACGGCGCTTTCTAGGCGGGGTTTGGTATACCAAATCACGATACAGTAAAAAAGCCCTCCAAGCACCGTCACTCTCTCCCGGCTGTTTGTCCCAGGGTTCATTTCTTCTACCCGCTGCCATTCATCCGCTCGACCTCCTTTACTTCGTTATCTCCACATATTTCAGTTGCTTTCCGTCTCGTTCCACAAAAACGCCGCTAATATTTCCGCTCGTTTCGATATAACGTCTCACGATAGCATCTACATACTTTGGTTCTAACTCTACCGAGTAGCAGATGCGTCCCGTCATTTCAGCGGCTATAAGTGTACTGCCACTACCCCCGAAGAAATCTAGCACGATGTCACCTGTTTGGCTCGAGTTTGTGATAGCACGTACTGGAAGTTCAACTGGTTTCTGCGTAGGATGTACAGTCTTACTCTCATGTGAGACCTTCCACACAGTTCCTTGTGGTTCTTCATGATAGAGACATATACTCCGCCCCTCCTTGAGACGAATGAAGCGTACCTTTTTCCTTTTTGGCTGTTTATCTGTCAAATACAGCTTATGTCCTTCCCCATCAGAAAGAACGATACCACCTGCTAGCGTGGTCGATAGGCCGTCTACGTTGCGCAATACGACCGTCCATGCGGTATTTTGACTACGGTCGCCGTACCACTTTGCATGATGTCCTGCTTTTTCTCCGTATATACATGGCTCATGATTCCACTGATAGTCAGATCGACCGAGGACGTGAAAATTCTTTACCCAGATAAGCTGCTGCTTTTCCATCATCCCTGCTGCTGTCATAGCATCTACAAAATCTTGGTGAGCGAGCGTTGAATGCCAGATGTAGAAGGCTGCATCGTCTTTTGTGCTCCGAACATAGTTCTTAAAAGCTGGGAATAGAAGCTCCTTCACAAGGTCATCATCGGTCTTGTCATCGTTTTTTATCATCTCAAACTTTCCCGATTGCGTTTTATAGCTTACGCCATACGGCGGGTCAGTATGTACCATCTGAGCAATTTTACCATCCATAAGACGATCTATGTCAGTATCACTTGTCGCACTGCCGCATAAAAGACGATGACTACCTAGATGCCACAAGTCCCCACGGCAGGAGAAGGGCTCTTCTTCTTGCACATCTACGGTGTCAACACCATCATCTGAGACATCATCAGGTTCTTCCATAGCTGCCAGAATCTGTGCCAGGTCATCCTTCGTAAAACCCGTAAGCTCGATGGGAGTCTCACCTGTGTCTATCTCTTGCACCATGTCGACGAGCTTTTCCATGTTGAGATTCGCTAGCTCTGCAATACGGTTATCTGCGATGAGATCAGCATATTCTTCGGCCTCGGTAGAATATTCTTGATAATCGACAGGCGCATATTGCAGCCCAGCTTGCAAGGCTGCCATTTGGCGGCCGTGTCCTTTGACAATAAGCCCGCTACGCTTGCTTACTGTGATTGGCGTTCTCCAACCTGTACTTTCGATGATGCTAGCCAATAGTTTAACCTGTGCTTCATTATGCTCATTCGGATTGCGCGGATTAGGCTTCAAATCACCAATTCGTACAATCTCATCAAACGAACAAAAGACCGGGATACCATCCTCGGTCTCTGCTTTTGGTGTTGCCGATGTTTTATAGTTCATCGTGGTTTCCTCTCTTTTTCTTCATGCTACTATTTTACATTGAGCATCGACGAAAATCCGCACCGGTTTTGGAACTTTTTTACCGTTATTTTACTGTTATTTTACTGTCGTTGTCAGACTATTTCACGAAAATAACAAAAAGCCCGCCTTTCGACGAGCTTTCCAGCCTATCTTATTCTGCAAATACAAATTTCAGTCCATTCGGCCGTGCTCTCATACCAAAAATGATAAAGGCAATCTCTCTGGTAGCTTTAGCGCCACGTTCTCTTGCCCATTTCTCTGAATAGTGCATGACATCGCTGATTTCTCCCCAGCTTTTACCGTTCATGTAGTATGCCTGAATAATCTTTTGGTCATTTAAATCCAACGCATCAACAGCCCGATTTACCTTGTCTACAATGCGTGTTACCTCTGTAAGGTCTTGCATCATAGAGGTTAATCGCTGTTCCATACGTATCCTGTGAGCGGCTTGTCGCTCAAGCACGTTGAGCTCTGAGTAACCGCCACTAGAGGCATCCCCGTACTTTGCAATTGGTGCGGCAAGTGTACTGTCATTCTTGAGCACTTTTTCCTGCTCTGCGATATCCATCTCAAGGTTCTTGATGTTGGCCTTGAAGCGTCGATACCACCGTAGCCAATTTCGAGTAATTCTCACATAATCGTTATACTCCATCGCTGTCACCCTTTCAGATTAGACAATCCGCCCATAGCCTTAGTGAATGCGTACAGGACAGTCTACCTGTTGCGCTTCTTTACCTAGAACGGGATTTCTTCTTTGGCAGCAGATTCGTCGAATCCGCCTTGCTTACTTTGCCCACCGTACTTCGATGTCAAGAAATCGACTTCATCTGCGACAATCTCTGTCACGTAGCGCCGTGTTCCATCTTGCGCTTCATAGCTACGAGTTTGAATTCGTCCCTCAATTCCGACACTGTTGCCCTTTACAAGGTACTGAGCACATAGCTCACCCGTCCGTCCCCATGCTACAACGGGGAAGAAATCCGTTTCATGCTTTCCGTCTGCGTTCTTAAACTTGCGATCAACTGCTACTGTAAGCGAAGCACAAGTTTTACCAGTCTTAGTGTTTCGTATTTCAGGATCTTTCGTCAAATTGCCGATAATAATTACTTTATTCATGCTTTTGCTCCTTTGCTGCTAGTTCCGTGGATGTTTCCCTCTGCAGTTGCCGCTCTTGTATCTCTCGCTTGCGCTGACCACGGCTAAAAATATGCCGTGGCGGCTGTACACGATACCAGATGCGGCGCAACATCCGCTTAATATACACGAAATCCTCCTTTCACTCTCCTACTGTCATTCTTTATTCTCCAGCAACCGTCTCAATGACTGAATTGCTTTTTGGCAGTCCCCCTCTACGTCTGCCGTCTTTTTCCCCATGCGAATGATGTACTTAATGGCATTACTCCGGCCGAAATCCAGACGCCAATTTTGCGCAATGTAGTACACATCCTTGCCATCCTTGCCTTTGTAATACGCTGGAATGCCGTTTTCCTGTGGTCTTGCTTCCTTCGTCACCTCCTTTGTAAGATATGCCAACCAGCATGCACAGCAGCGGCTATTCTTTCTTTCTTTACATGGATCCTGTCCACCCGGACATACATATAGCGCCAACATTTCAGCTAGCGATGCATTCGATATCGTTGCTAGAATTTTATCTCTATTCGTCATATTCTTTCGTCTCTTTCTTTACGCATCGACGCTGTCTTCTTTCTCCGGCTTCCATTCGTTCTTCCTGCCGCAATTAGGGCAATACTTATACATGGGGCGTAAAAAGCAGCCACATTCACAGTGGTTCTTTCCTACTTCCTGTTCATACAAACCACAACGATGGCGCGATGGCTGGATAAAAAGCCGAGAGACTATACCAAAGCAGCTGTGACAAATTTCCCGCTTGGCACATTGCGAATAACTTGCTACCTCTCCCAAACGAAAGTACTTGCAATCTGCACAGTGCTTACCATCGTTCCATCGGTTGACCATCAGTTTTGCTATCATGTCATTACCTCCTTTCATGCTTCCTTTTCAAAGTGCTCAGTAACCTGCCGGTTAGAAACTACGACTTGCTCATCTATGAAGACGTATTCGAATGAGGGAGCGCTTGTCTTAGATATGTTCATAATGGAAATCTGACCTTATCTTAAAGTCGCAAAATGCTACCTTAGGTAGTAGGGCGAAAGGTACGCCTCACCATTTTGGCGAGCAAGGTTAAAAATTTGAGATCAATAGTTCTTTTACATGTCCTCTTGCGTTACCTTTTGCGTTAATAAAGCGAGCTGCTTCAACGCGTTTGATTTGATAGGCGCCGTACAGCGTATCAAAAAAATCATCATTGGCA